GAGAGTCCATAAGAGTCTTTGCCTTACGACCAAATCTTATTGCAAGTTCAGTGGTGTGCGTGGATTGTATAATTTTTAAATTAGGTCTTCGTCCCACCATCCAGGCAGGTAATAGAAAAGATGCAAATTCCGATTTTGTGTGTCTAGGTGGCATATTAATAATGAGTCTTTTTATTTTGCCATTTGCAATATCATTAAATTTTTTTGCAATTTCTTTGTGATGTTTACCTTCTATAAATTCAGGCCAGACATGTTTTACAAAAGTTAAGAAATCGTCATGTACTTTAGTCTTCTGTTTTTTTTCAGATAGTTTTATTGCATACTTTAAGAATTGTTTCTTAACGTCCGGGGGTAATCTATTTAACTTCTCTTCATCCATATAAATTTTTTGCAGAATTTTTTCAGACTCTGTTTTTATTAGTTTTTTTTTTCGTTTGTATTTTATAGCATGTCTTTGTCTAAAACCAACTATATAGACTAAATAATTTGCTAGACCCCACGAAAAGGGGTGTAGGGGGTGTTTATATCATATTTACACTCAAAGGTCTAGGGACCCCTCGACCTTGTTAATGTGTGTGTGCGGTGGGTGGGCCCGAAGGGCACGAGCTGACTGCGACATATTGTCGCACCACTAGATCTAGTAGCGAAGATGTCGCATCGACACAAGATGTGGGTATGCGTTTTCGGAGTGTAGTAAAGATATCACACTGGTCAAAGTTGTCGCATCGCTTGGGATATTATACGAATGTTCTTTAGTACTACAAGTTAACTGGTACAGTAAGTGATATGAAAATAAAAAAAGGAAATATAAAAATGAAAACAATTAATACTTATAATATGTTTGGTAAGGAGGTGGTTAACACTGAAGACCAATGGGTTAAGAGATGGAAGGACTGCACTGTTAGTTCTTTAAGTGACCTAATGCCTCGTGATGAATATAAAGAACTACAATCAAGAATAGTTGAACTTGCTTCAAAAGATTTTGATTACAGAGTTGAACTAGAAAAAAGGGAAGAGAAATAATGGAACTAATCGTAGAGAAGAAAAATGTATTTGGGGTAGAGCGTATCTACCCCAAATGTAGTAAGTCGCAAATATTAACAGCGTTGACAGGTCAAAAGACTTTATTAGCTGATGATATTAAATTAATAAAACAGTTAGGTTATACCCTAACAACTAAACCCGAGGAGATATAATATGAAGAATAGTTACCAAGGTTATTGGTTCAGTTGTGAGACTACTTACAGCGATGACATCGGAACGAGAAAATGGCTTTTATTATTAGAAAATAAATCTAATGGTAAAATAAATTCAATCGGTTTGAATAATCAAATGACATTTGGAGACGCTACACAAATGGCATTTACTGAAATAGAAAAACTAAACAAGGAGCAAAAATAATGAGTAATGAAACTTTAACATTCACAATTGATAAGAAAAAAATAGAAGCTGATCATCAATACGCTGATGATACGGGTAAGGCTTTTAAAGACCAAGAGGAAGGCGCTGACCAATTAAAAGCCTTCATAAGAGATGAGGTAGTATTTCAAAATAAAACAGAAGGGTTTGTTCCTTACAATAATTTTGAAAGTTCTGTAAGTTGGAAAGTAATTAGCTAGCCAACTCACCCCGCTCCGAGATCTTCGGAGCGGGGTTTTTCTTTACCTAAAATCTACATTAGAATAATTCTAAACTATATTTTTTTATTTATATAGGGTGGGTGGGCCCAAAGGTCACAAGCACAACTATAGGTTGCATGCGACACTATGTCCTATTTACATTATGGGATAATCTGTTATAGTGTTTATATGTTTCACGTGAAACATTAATTAAACAAAAGGAAAATAAAATGATAACATTAAAAAAAGTCTTAAAAGTTTTAAGACGTAAGGCAACTTGGGGAAAGTCTCTAAATAGATTAGAGACAGTCCAGGAATTAAAAACCTGGCTTAATAGGTTGTCTGTCGCAACGTGTTACACCCGAAGAGCGGGAGATATATACTCAAACGATATGTTTGAGGTTTGTTTAAGACTTGAAAAAATATTAAAAAAAGCCGAGTACTCAAGATCTTAAAGAGTCTGGAGCACCCTACAACTATAAGTTGTAGGGTTTTTCTTTTTTTTTATTTATATAGGGAGGGTGGGCCCAAAGTTCACAAGCAGTGGTGCGACATATTGCGTATGGGATAATATAATATATATATTGAATTACATGGTGTGCCATGTATTGTCTATGTATGACAGATGAAAAAACAATAATAGTAAAAAGAAAATCAAATTGGGGTAATGAATATGTTTATCCCGTTTGTGATAAAGCTAAAATTTTTGCTAACATTAGCGGAAATAAAACTTTGTTGCCTGGTGTGATTGATTGTATCAAAGCCCTAGGCTACAAATTAAAACAACCTAGCGAGGAGATATAATATGCAACTACTAACAAAAGCACAAAAAGAAAAACTTGTAAAAAATCATGAGCACCACAAAAAATATTGGAATGATGAGCACCCGCAATACAAAGAATTTAAAGCGGTGGTAAAATTATTCAATCCAACTGGCCGTGGTACGTGGTACTTGTCCGAGCTTGACCCTAACACCAATATAGCATTTGGCTTATGTGATGTGGGTGACGCTGAATTAGGTTATGTTAGCCTAGATGAATTAGCCTCTATGCGTGTTAGCATGGGGCTAGGTATTGAACGTGACCGATGGTTTACACCTAAATCATTTGAAGAATTACAATCTTAATTAAATTAACCCCGCTTTGATAATCTCGGAGCGGGGTTTTTCTTTGCCTTTTTTTTAAGTTAGAATGATTCTAAACTACATTTTAATTTTGTACAGGGAGGGTGGGCCCAGAGGTCACAAGCATTGAATAGGGAGGGTGGGCCCATAGGCCACAAGCCGTGTTAGAGTGTCGCACCACTACATGTAGTTTGAAATTAGTTTAATAATAAAATAATATATTTATATGTTTAAAAAAATAAAAGTTTGTTTTGAGGGTAACAACGAAGAGTTTACAGTTGCTCAAATCAAAAAGAAAATATCAGATCGAGATAATTTTTGGGCAACTAAAGATTTCATCGATGGTAATGACGGCCTGCCAATGCCTTTATGGATATGGCTTGAGCAACTTGCGGAAGAGCAAGAGGGTTTTTATTACGCTAACAAACAAGACAACCGCGATTATTGGGCGCAAGAAAATCGTATTTCGGACGATCCCGAGATCCGATAACCAATTTAAAGGGGGCTTTTTAGCCCCCTTTTTTTATCTTAATTTTTTTCATTTTTGGGGGGGAGTGGGGTGTTGGCCTGAAGTTCACAAGCACACAACGGCCTTTTTATTTTTTTAATCGGGAGGGTGGGCCCAGAGGTCACAAGCAGGGTGCGACAATTTGCGCATTGACACAAGATATAGCGGTGCGCGGTTATGCCACATTGACACGCGGTGCGTGGGGCGTGGTGGTTGGGTGCTGTTGGGTGCTGTTGGGTGCTGTTGGGTGCTGTTGGGTGCTGTTGGGTGCTGTTGGGTGCTGTTGGGTGCTGTTGAGGGCTGTTGAGGGCGTCCAGGTGTGGTTGAGCGCGGGGCGCGGGTTTGATTAACTGATTAAAATTTTTTGTATTTGTGGCCAGTCGTCCACGGCCAGCGGGTCGACGGCGCGCGGGTCGAGGGTTAAGCCCTCGATACTTTTAGAGCTGTAAAGTTTTACCATTGACCGTGAACCGCTTGCGGTTTGAACTAGAATATAATTACGTTTATTTCTGGTGGTGTGGAATAGTATCTGGTGTGGGCTAAATTTAATTTTATTGCCTGTTTGTATTTTAAGCTCTAATAAAGAAAAACCGTTGAGCTTATTATATAATAGTAAATCACTGACACCTGGCGCGGAATATAATTCAAGCCGTGTAATCAGTATTTCAGGACAGTTTTTTTTGAATAAATGATATAATTTTTGCTCGGGTTTCATCGTACAGTTGTACACGACAAAACCCTTTATTGTCAAACTTAAGCGACTTCTTTATCTCGTAGTAAAGGATTATTGACGTATTTAACAGCGTCATTGATATTAATTAAAATATCAAATTCAATAGCTTTGTTTTTTTCTAACATTTTTAAAGCGCCTAAATAGTCTATTGCTTCTCTTAATGTTTTAGCGGTTTTTTGGATGCTTAAATTATCTTCTAAACCGTTAAATTTATGTCTTCTTATTATTATATATTCCATAATTTCCTATTAGTTGGTTAATTATATAAATCACTATCGGGATTCATAATTCGTTCTAATTCCTCGGACATATCTCCGCTGTCGTCGAGGTCATTAAGACTTAAGCCTATTGAGCCCGCAATTTTTGCGCCTTCTTTCGCTTCAGGCGTCCATCCTTCAGGTGGCTCATTTTCTTTATTTATTTTTTGTATTAATTTACTTAATTTCATATTTACACCTTTATATTAATTGTTATTATGGGATAATATAACAATATATTTAAATACAAGTCAACAGAAAAAAATAAAAATAAACGCTTGACTTATTATTATTATGGGATTATCTATTAAATATGAAAATAAAAAGTAAAAAAAACAATCTTTTTAATTACTTTGCACATGACCATAAAGATTTAAGCAAGCAATATATTAAAGGGTGTGAGGATTTTTTTAAGTCACTTAATAATAAATCAACTAAAAAAGACGACAGTAAAGAAGGCGATATTTTTGTAAATTGTAGAAGTTGCAATAATTACATTTATAAAAATAGAAGTAAAAGAGACGGCCGTTATTGTGATGATTGTATGGAGAACTAATTATGAATATTAGAGAAGCGTGGACGCTTGTGGGCGGCCTTGCAAAACCTTCAAAAATGCCTGGATGGGCCTATGGTATACCCGCTAAAGAATGTAAAACGGGTAAAAAATTACGTAAAATTAAAGGGTCAACTTGCTTTGGTTGTTATGCCTTAAAAGGTTGTTATGTTTTTCCTATAGTCCAGGACGCTCAATATAGACGTTTAAATTCTATTAAAAATATTAAATGGGTTGAAGCAATGGCCCTATTAATTAATTCTAAAAAATCAAAAATATTTAGATGGCACGATAGCGGTGATATTCAAAGTTTAAAACATTTAGCAAAAATATATAAAGTTGCTAAATTAACGCCTGATATTTTACATTGGTTACCAACTCGAGAAGCCTGGACTAAACCCTATATTGCCAAAGCGCCTAAAAATTTAGTAGTACGTTTTTCTATGCCTATGGTTAACCAGAAAGCTTTAAATTCCTGGAATAATACTTCGACAGTGACAAGCAAGCCGTCTTTAAAAAGTTGCGGAGCTTATAGAACTGATAAAACGGGTAAAATTCACGGGCTTAATAAATATAAAAAATTTACAAAAAAAGATAAAAAACAACTTGATTTAGGACATTGTGGAAGCTGTCGCGCGTGTTGGAAGCCTACAATTAAAAATATTGAATATGGAATACACTAAAAGAATTTTTTTTAAGGTTTCAAATCGGTTGTACCTTGGATTAAATAATAGGCGGTTTAAGTTGATTGAAAAATTATATATCAAAAGCAGGATAACGCGAGGATGCGCAAGCTACCCGAACTTGCCCTGCAACCGCTTATTTAAACTAACAAGCGAGCGAGCGAGCGAGCGAGCGAGCGAGCGAGCGAGCAGAAAGGATAGTATGACTAAAAAGAAAAAATATAAACTACCAGAAAATTATTTTTGTATAAATGATATGACACCCGCATTTGAAATTGAAGAGGTCATAGTACAAGAATGTGAGAGTGCAGGGCTAGAGATAAATGAAGATGAAGAGTTAGCAAGCGAGCGGGGTTATGACCGAGCGTTTGAAGTTGTCAATCCATATAAAGATAAACTTAAAAAAGTATTAGAGATTTGTAAATCTAATGCAGAGTATGATTGGGATAACAATATGGAAAATGCACCAGAAGATGAGTTTAAAGCAATAGTTAGATTAATAGAAAGCAAGGAATAACATGACAGTTAAACATTGGAACACGGGCGCAAGTGCAGAGAGATATAGAGAAGGCGAGAGAGCGAGCAAGCAAGCGAGCGAGCGAGCAGTTAATAAAGATATGGTGCAGTATTGGTTAGGTGATGATTATGAAAATTGGATAGATGATATTTTAGTTAAACTAGTTAATGATAAAAATCCAAGTGCACTTTACAATTTAAAAAAAGAAATAAAAGATGCGTGGGATCAACATTTAGAATAAAAAGGGGGTCAGTATCCGTACCAATTACGTGATGTAAGGTAGTTAGTAAGCCACCCCCAATTCAATATTACTAATGTGACTTGATATATACGCCAATGTACGATATAAGTCAAGCATTATGGGTGTACCCGCTAAATTAACTGAAAGACAGATTAAATTCGCAGAATTGCTAGTTTATAATGAAGGGCGTATGTCTCCTGCAGAATGTGCAAAGGAAGCAGGGTATAAAACTAGACCCCGTCAAGCCGCAAGCGAGCTACGAAATCCTAAATACTCACCATTGGTTGTAAGATATATAGGGGAGTTGCGAGCAGAAGTTCAAGAGAAGTATGGTATTGATTTTAATAGGCATGTGAGCGAGCTAGCCAAGATTAGAGACCAAGCGCTGGCAAAAGGGGCCTGGAGTGCCGCAGTAAATGCAGAGGTAGCAAGAGGCAAGGCTGGAGGTCTATATGTAGACCAAAAATTAATTTTAACAGGCAGTATAGATAAACTAACAGAACAAGAATTAGAAGAAAGAATGAAAGATATTCTAAAAGATCATAAAGATATTATAGATGGTACTGCAGTAGATGTAATTCAAGAAACAGTTATAGAAGAAAATACTATAGAAGAAACAGAAGTAGAAGAACAATCAGAGGAAACTGTAAAATACAAAAATATAAAGAAATTAAATTAAGTCTTCGGTTTTGAAACTGTAAGAATTGTCTTATATTTTCTTGGTTTTTCGATAGCTGTTTTAATTCCTTGTGAATCTGGGCCTTTAACCGGAGGTATTTCGTTCCATTTAACATTTAGCATATTTTTCGTTAGTGTTGAATTTTTTTTCATTTGGGATGTTTTGCACCCTTCATTATTGTACCGTCTGGCATTTTGTGAGTTTTCTTTTTAATAGATCCACCTTTTCTTTTTGAATCTCTTGAGAATTTTTCTGCAACATTGGGTTTTTTAGCATATAGATATTTTCTTTGTTTATCTGATTTGAATGGCATTATGCTTTAGCAGTCTTTGCAGCTTTTTTAAATTGTTTAGCAGTTGGTGCACCTTTAGCTCCAGGTTTTCTCATTTTTTCATTAGAGCCTGCTGCAATCCTAGCACGCTTGGCATGGATGTTAGCATAGAGTCCAGTTTTGTTTGTCATTAAATGATTAATCCACCTAGAATAAAACCAATAGCGAAAGCTACTAGTAAAGGATGATCTATGCAGAAGTTTTCTGCTATGTCTTTTATTTTAATTAAGTAATTCATTAATGTAATTTTTTAATCGATTGTATAACTGCTGTCGGAATTATACAAGTATTACCGATAGTGTCAAATGTAGGTTTATCTTTATTTAAAATATAATCAGTAAATATTCTAGTAATACCTTTGCTTTGACTTAATAGATAACCTTTAGAAACACAAATAGGTAATTTTTCTTTTTTTAAATCTTTAGTATTACTCCACCCCGCATCGCCCTCAATGTCTAACCATTGAATCTCCACAAATGGATAGGCAGATATATCATCTCCCAGAGATTTTGTATTCAAAGGGATAGTTTTCCTATTTTTAGTTCTTTTTTTCTTCATAACTCATTCTACTATAAGGGAGATTTTGGAGCAATTATTTTTTTTTTGAAAATAAAATTATTTTTCGGCTATTGGGTCTCCCAAAACAGCAAAAAGTCAATATAATCAACACTAATTCCATATATTATTTCACTACCTATGCACTATTTACATACCCTTACCCCTCTTTTAGTACTGTGCCACCACTAAATCGTCTACTATTCAACTATACTGTCAAGTGTGCCATGATGTGCCACCATAAAACAGACCAATGGCACACCTATTCGTCAACAGTACCAACACTAATAAGCTAAATTTAGCCTCTGTGCCACTGTGCCACCGACTAATTCACGATAGAAAAAAAAAACAATGCCCCCAACATTTCTCTTATAGTGGAACAATTGCCATTTTTTGGCGTAAAACGCTCCCCGGTCCGCGGTCAATTATCAATAATCAACAGACAATAATCCACGATCCCCTATCTGTGACAATTTTATCACACTCTGTGACAATTTTATCACACTCAACTATATGTTTTGTAATTCCTCAACGCTATTTAATTTGTTCACAGCTTCCGTTGGAACTTCTATATTATTCGTTAACATTTTTAAACGAGTTCCATCATCGCGGACAGAGGATTGACCTTTAGCTTTAGACCATAAGTCTAAATTTTTTACAATATCTTCTTTAGTCAACCACCCATCAATCTCCATGGTTCGCTGACCGGCGTTATAGTTAAGAAATAATACAACCTCTACTAGATGTGTTAGTTGATGTTTAACAAGATTATGGGGCCAACCGGGTCTCATATAAGAATTAGAAGATCGTCTAGTTTTTATATCTACTTGTTTACCGTTAATTTCTATATCTCCAAAACTAAATTCCTCATAAGTTGGGAAAGGTTTATCTAATAATTTATAAACCGCTAATTCCCCCATGATGCCCGTGGTTTGTTTTTCTCTATTACCATTAAAACCGGCGGCTCTCATCCCAAAATTTTTTGAAGCTGTTATTTTTTTTGCATATTCTTCTAACTCATCCGTAACTTGTACTTTTATCATTTTATCCTTTATGTTTTTTAATGGGGCTTTCACTCTCGCTTCCACCCCATGTTCTGGCAGAACTTCTTAACTCTGTTTAAAGGTCAATGATTTAATTCTTCCAACATCCCCGGTTTTTAAAACCATTCGACCGGATTGGTGGTGACCTATTATTAAATTTTCTTGGATCTCAATTTTTCTTATCTCTTCCAAATTTCCATTTTGTGTTTCAATAAAAATTGGACAATCAGATACCGCAGTACCTTTTTGACCTAATGTAAATTTACTTAAGTATTGTTGTAAGTCTCTTACTCTCATCTATCCCCCTTTTTTTAATATTACCGGTATAATAACCATTTGCACCTCTTTCTAACTCAAATTCCTTATGCCATTGTTTAATTCCTTTGGAATAAGAGGCTTCTGGAATACCATCGTCTCCCACATAAATAATTTCTATTTTTATAAAATTTTTTAAGGGACTTTTCACAGTTCTATTTATTTTTTTACCCATATTTTTTGTATTCTTACGAGTATTTTTATATTTTACATCAATATATCTGGTCTCCCCCGTTTCCTGGTGAACCAATACTAAATCAATAGGTCCGCTCATCTTATAAAATACATGATAATTATTTTTTCTAAAATGAGCTGCAGCAACTAATTCACACCAATCTCCTTTTTGCTGTGCGCCTTTACCATTTATAATTTGTGTTTCTTTATCTAAATTATTACTGGTCATCTGTAATCTCCGTTGCATATTGTTTTACTAATCTGTTCCATTGTTTAGTCCAAATTAATTTCATGTCTTTATTCTCTGCCTTGTTAAGCGCATTTGCTAAACTGTTAAGTTTTTTCATTTGTAATTGCATGTTCTTTTCGTTTTTCATAATAATCACTCACCTTTCCTTTCCTCATATTATCTATCGCCCATAACGGTTGTAAATTACTATAATGAAAACATATCACTTGTTGTCCTGGATCTGTTAAATCAAATGAAGCGCAGGGTTTGATATGATCAACGTGCCACTCACCATGATTTTCTCTAGTCATACCGGTTTTAAATTTAGATTCTAAATGTTTCCATAGTTCTTCTATTGTACAACCTAATATATTAATCGTAGAATCTGATTTACTATGTCCTTTTAAAACATCTTTAATTCTCCCTCTTAAAATAGTTAGAATTTTAAATGATGGATCATTTCTTCTTCTCTCTAAATATTTTTCAGTTAACTTTTTCCTGTGTTTTTTTCTGTATCTTTTATTTTCTTCAAATAACAGTTTTGCACCTTTGGGTGTTTTACGTCTTTCACGTCGCAGTTTATTTATATGATCTTTATTTTTAAAATCTAACGCTTTTTTTCTTTCTTTATTAAAAAAAGTCCATTGTCTTTTCCATTCAACAGGATCCTCTTTTAAGGATACAGTAATTTTATCTCTATAGTATCCATAATAAGGAACTATTCTTTTATAAATCATAGGCCATTATAAATCATGAGCCATGATTGTCAAGTTCTTTTCGTTTTGCATAGTAATCACTTACTTTTCCTAACCATTTGTATGTGTATTTTTTAAACTCTTCACCCTCTATAATAAATTCCTGGTAATAATTATCTTTAGAACACATCATAATCACACCTTTTTGTATGGAAGTTTTGTGCATATAATTATGTGCAAGTGCATATGCCGCTAACTGCAATTTATAATCTGTTATCCACTCTTCTTTTTTAGGTTTATTAGTCTGTTTAAAATCGACAATAGCATCTTCACCTTTATGAACACCAACCATATCCGCTTGTCCTGCATACAACCCAGGGTAGTGTAAAGTACATTCAATCCCGTAGTATTCAGTAATATTACATAATCCACGCTCAATTATTTTTATAGCCATATTATGTGCATTAAGGCCCACTTTAGTCATATCTAAATAACCAGACTCATCAACATAACGTTCTAGTATTTTATGCATAGCAGTGCCCCTGGCAGCCGCCTCATCAACTATTTTCACAGCATTGGCCTCTCCTACCCGATCTCTCCAAGCTTGCAAACTAGAGGCTTTATCTGGATCTTGAGTTCCAGACAATATAGTTGTAACACTTGGTAACTTTTCCTGACCCGCCAAGTAATGGCGCTCACCATTGATAGCTTCTCTTATTGTCTTTGGGTAAACATAACAGTTATTGTGTTTCATATTATCTCCCTTTCACCATTATTTTTAAAAGCCTGTAGTAATCTTTCTCTAGAATATTGTTCGGCAATAAGTTTGTTTAAAGTATTAATACAACCACTTTTAGTATTTATGTTATATTTTTTATGTAATTGTTTATATTCGTCGGAAGCTACTACTTTTCTAACTGTATCTATTTTAGAACAAAGACAATCTAATTTTAATTGTCTTATTCTTTCTTTTGCATATAAATTAAATCTATCAGCTAACCACTTTGGTCTTGAACCTTTTCTTATAAATTTTTTAACACAATTAATGGCGTCTGATTCTCTTAAATTATGTTCTTCGCAAAACTCAATTAGTTTATTATATTTCATTTGACACTCTTCTTGTTGTTCCAGATATTATTATTAAACACTTGAATGAGCCTGGATATCTCAACCTCGTGCTCTTTTTTAAATTTATCTTTAAAAATTACCTTACAATCATCGGCCGGTAATTTAGTTTTACCATACAATATTACTATGTCATTTAACATTTTTATTCTCCAATTTTTGCCAATTATCTTCGTTTTCATGGTGTAAGGGAGTCCAATATTTATTTTTACCATACTTCCACCAACCACTTTTATCTAAATATTTATCTATTTTATCTAAAGAAAATTTAAAAGATCGTCTATTTCTATGATCTAAATATTTTTCAGTTAGATCATCTCCTGCGTTAGCAACTATCCAACCCATAAGAGAACAAACATAATCTTCTTCATCAGTCCATTCGGCATATCTTTTTTCTTTTACTTCAAATTTATCGTGTTTCATTATTTCCTTTTATTAGTTGTTTTAGTATCGTAGTCGTCGGGTTGAAATCATAGTCACTACTACAACCCATTAAGAAAAAAAATATTATAATATATTTCATTTTTTATCTCCTTTATTTTGTTTCATAGTATCTCCTTTTCTCCATTGTATTTTTTTTTAAATTTTCATTGAATAGATGTATTTCTTGTTTTTTTAAATGATCTTCATTTAAATCTACTTTAGTAAAAACATCATTAAAACCCGTATTAATTAATTTATTCATAACTTCAGGGTGTTGCAACTTTCTAATAGCTTGCATTTCTATTTGTCTTACTCTTTCCCTACTTATAGAAAACTGTAGACCTACCTCTTCAAGAGTATGTTCTGTATTCATCCCAATACCATAACGCATTCTTAAAACTTTTTCGTACATAGGCTTTAAGTATTTTTTTAAAATTTTATCCAAGTTAAATTGAATATCTTTTTCCATTACTTTCATCTCTAGATTTTGAACAGGGTTCACTAATTGTAAAAGTTCTTGTTCTTTAACTTTTAGTTCATAACTATTTTTAGCAAAACCTTTTAATTGTTTTTCTGTAAAAGCTTCTTCTACAGTTATATCTAAAGCCTGTAGTAATTGATTAGCTGTGGTAGCTAATTTATTTTTATTATGTTCTAAAAAGGGTTTCATTTTACCATTAATAACCATTGCAGTTTGTTGGTATTGTAATCCGTTTTGTTTACAAAATTGCAATATACTCACATAACCCAATTCTTCTATTTTAGATAATATTCTGTCATTTCTTATTGTTATTTTTACTCTATAATCACTCATTTTTATTTCTCCTTTCTTTTTTGTTCTAACTCCATTATTTGTACATACTCATTTAGTCGATCTATTTCTTTAGAAAGAGTCCAATTATCTTTTTCTACATATTTTAATCTTATAGATAATTCTTCTATCTGTCGTTCAAGATCCAACGGTCCGCGATCATCACTCATTGGGTTTATAAAAACTATACTCTAAAGTAAGTTCATCCCCCATTTTAATATCTTTAAGTGTAACTAAATTCCATTCGGTTTTATTTCCGTCGGGCCTTTTTTTAATCTTCTCGCAATTAGGACCAGAGATTTCAACCAACTTATCATTTTGTAATTCTTTAACAGTTGGTTCATGATTAATAAATCCTCCAAGTGGAGTCCTGATTAATTCTTTAGGAGACATTTTATCTTTTTCAAGTTCAATATGAGAAACCCCTAGATCAGTTCCTTTAGGTATGTCTATAGATGAAAATAAACCCTGACCTTCAATTAAACTTTCCTCGATAAATAAATCATAACTTAATGGCTTATAGTTTTTCTTCTCATGGTCCTTTGCTCTATTAGCATCTATTACTTCGAAGTGTTCTTCTTTTAATTCAGTCATAGATTATCTCCTCTTTTATAGTTGTTATTTCACCTTGATTGTTGCAGTGTTTGCAATCGCTTATAAGTTCTTCTCTACCTTCCTCAAATAGAGATCTTATATAACCATTGCCTTTACACTCCGGACAAATTTCCTTACTCGCTCTTACCGTTCTTATATCCATGTTTTTTACTTTCTTTTTTTGCCAAACTTTCTATTGTTTTACTTACTGTTAAATCAGCATCTATTATCTTACCTTGTCTTAAAAAATTTAAAATTTTATAAGTTGCAGTAGATACACTAACTGACTTAAATTTAGCTGGATTTGCCATGTTTTTCTCTTCCTTTATTAATTGTTATTAACTTACTATCTGGGAAGTTATATCAACATAAAAGTGCTTGTCAAATAAATAATTTTAATATATATTAGGGATCTCTTCTCACACCTTTTGTTTGCCGTGGCTTTTTGCCACGGTAAGCAAGATTAGAATTCTTCTAAACTACCGGCCTTGGCCTTGATATTTTTTATGTTTATTGTTATTTTTTTCAGATTTTGAGAGAGATTTCTTGTGAGTTCTAGGACGTTTTTTATTTTTATCTCGTTTTACGTAGTAAGAAAAATTTTGTTTAGCCATTAGTCTTCCCAGTCATGAAGATAATAATCTCCTTTAGGAGAACTATTAATTATAGGGATGTAACTAATTTTACCATTAACTTTTTGTTCTAGATCAGAACCACAATCAATACATCTAAAATAAGTTTTTTCGATACATATTAACTTTGTATGTTCCTTGCATGTAGGACACTGTCCCCTAACAATTTCTGTATTAAATTTAAATGTTTTCTTTTTCATCTCTGTGATAATCTATCCATATGGGAATATATCCTTCCAATAACTTTGTCAAGGTCCATTAATTCCTGTTGGATCATCATTACTAAAACCTGAAGTTCTACAAGGGTGATAATTACCCAGGTGCTTAAGCCCATTAAAATTGTACCTAGTAATCCTATTAAAACTGTGTTAGTTTTTCTTGTCAATTAAATAGTACCGATTTCTTGACATACAAATTTAGTAGCTACTTTGTTATTATTAACAAACTCTTCTTCTTGTAAACGTATTATTTCTGTAGATATTTCTAATGCTGCAAGTGTACATTCTTTCCATGAATTATAATGTTGTTTTATTTCTTGTGGAGGTAGGCATTCGTTATTAATAAAAGAACATAAAAATATTATTAAAGTAAATTTCACGGCGTATTATAGTCTACCGGTCCACCTAATAAAGCCAGGGCCACCATCAACACAATTAATAATGCTGTAAATCTGTAATCCATCCTGGCGCTCTCCTTTATTGACATGACAAACATTCCTCTCCAGAATTTTTAGGATCACTACACTCGCAAGTATCACAAGGACAAACACCGTAGATATCTGTGTGGAACTCATCCAGGCAATGACACGCATGATGGCATTTTTTGCACTCATTTTTTTTCTGTTTCTCCATTTGTCTTTTCCTCTATTTCGTAAAAAAAATTATCTGTATCTTCAGTTCTCCACGCCCCGGTGTCCTCTACATTCCATTCGTTGTTTTGTACTTTCCAATCTGGAATGTCATTTTTAATAGTAAAAGAAGGCAAGTCCCATATACATCTATTGTTAGGTTGAGCCGCATAATTTCCATCATCTAAAGCCATGATGTGTGCACACTTATGTTCGTGTGGGATCTCTGAATGATCAGTATCTAGTATATTAGCATCTGGGTGAGCCCAGTCAACTGTAAAAAGATATGCACCATGGTGCCACTTCTTATCTTTACCAATATATTTTCCTGAAGCTGCGCTTAAGATAGCCCAACTAGTAACAGCAGGATGATAGCTAAAAGAATTCCAAAGCTCCAGTTCATCCAGTCGTCTGATTGGTACGTCTTGGACTTTGAAGCCACGTTGAATAAATGCGCTAATAGGCAGGCGATAGAATATTGCGCCGTTCTCCATAAGAGCATGAAATAGTATTGCCCTGCCACCCATACTGGTAATGCCAAAGATAATACAGTCTTGAACTTCTCCGTGATGTTTTTTACAATCATATAAATACTCCCTTCGTATTTGTGCATAAGTTGTGGGTATGTTGGCATTTAAATAAGCCATTACTTAATTTCGCCCCAATTGGC